ACTCTCGTTATAAAAATATTGACCTAACATTTAGTATTTCTCCGTAGGTTCTCCAAAAGGATTTCTTTCTGTAAAATCTAGTACAGGATCATTTAATCCAGCTGCTGTATCATCTAACCAATCATTATCTGCTAAAGGTTCTGATTGAGTAAATGAATAAGACTCATTAATAATGTAGAATGTGTAGGAAGAAGTAGATTCTTCCGTAAGAATTGAATCAAATCCTGTTTCAGTTTCGGATGTAAGATCACCCGTGCCACCATCGGTAGCCGTTTCAAGTTCAATGACGCCTGTAGAATAAATATCAGTTCCTCTTTCTAATGCAATACTTTCCGTATAACTAGATGCTTGTTCTCCTGTAAACTGCCAAGTGAGAGCATCTGTAGAATAAACGTCTTGAATCGCATCAATTGCTGTAATATCTGTATCAATTCTTTCACCAGAGTATTCTGCATTACGAGCATAAAGTTTATACACAGGCAGATTGTCTAATTGATAAAAAGGATCATCTTTATCGACAAAACTAATTTCAAACAATCTATTGACGTTTGGCATATAAATCCAATCGCCTTCATTGGGCCGTACAGATGATATAAGATTGGAATCTGCACTGACAAATCTTTCCCATCGTCGCCTCGATACAATAAAAGTAGTATCATCACGAATTTCTAAACCAAATCGTGATATTAATTCTTTCTCACCATCATACCCCTCAACAGTTTCCATATACATCTCTATGAGATAAGAATCGTCGAATTTTGAAAGAGGATCTTCACCAAAAAGCTCATCTTTATTTACTAGGGTACGAGGTAAATAATAAACGTCGTGGCCATAAATTCTTAAAGCCTCAATGATTAAATCTTCGTATAGGTACTTTTCGTTAGTCGTGCCCTTTGAGAAATAATGATTTACGGGCATGACTTTATCCTATATCAAAAAGTAGAGGTTCTTCCCAGGTAAGTTTTGATTCTTCCTCTAGATTTTCAATATCTTGTTTGGCCTCACTGTATATAGTTTCACCATTCATTGTGACACCACCCAACATTGTAACTCCATTAAACTTCATAAGGTTTTCTCCCCATTGTTTTTTAATGAGAGCAGTTGCGTATTTTTTTAGCCAGAGGTCATTGTAAATATCTGTCCAAGTAGTTGGATCCAGTTTGCGATAACATTCTATAATAACGTATTCACCAACACTAATATCATCACCCCAATCCATATTAATATATAGTCTATTTTGATGAACATTAAATTGAATTGGTTTTTCACCTATGAGAATAGCATCTAGAAAATCCAAATGCATCATAGTCATTTGATAATGAATAACTGATTGTGAAGAAAAATCATAAAGGTCGTTCAATCTAAGTTGATAACGAACATCAAACATATTAAGATTGCCGCGATCACTAAACGGTAATACACGCAAAACACTTTGAACGGAGTCGGGCATTGGAATATAAGCCTGACCAGTTGACCAAGATACTTGATGAACGCTTGTTACCGTAGCACCATTTCCATGATTATTAGTTAGAGCTGAAGTTGTTAAAACGTTTCCACTTTTAGCAGTATATGTAACAGTCTCCGCTGGATTGACTCCTTCTGCTGAAATTGTAATAGTACCTGAAGCTGGAAACTGAGAAGCGTCCGTAAGAGTAACAGAAGTTGCACCAGAACTTAAAGCTCCATTCAGTGTAGTTGTGAGTTGATTACCATCCGTTGCCGTTTCTGTTTCATTTACGTTTGCACGATCAACATCGGCCTGAGTTATTTTGTGTTTGAGATAAACTCGTTGCATACCATTATACTGAAAAGTATAAAAGTATTGTAGTGCTTCGTCAATACGATCATCTACCTGGTCATCATCAACATTGATTTCAATTACTGGATGTCCAAGTCTCCTTTTACACCAGCTTTTTAATGTTGCCTTTGAATTTGGTATTGCCATAATATTATCCTAATGCGATTGCCATTGTCACGGCCTTTGAAGTTGCCGTTGTTTCTACTTCCGCAGTGCTCAAAACATCTAAGTTTGTTCTTGCACCAGAGGCTGTAGATGACCCAGTACCACCATCAGTCAATCCAATAGTATCGGAAGAAGTAAATTCAGCTAGACCAGTAGGATCAGATCCCGTATATGTAGCTTTTAATGGTGACTTGTCTGCCATAAATTATACCAGTTTTAATGTTGTCTTGCTTGTTCCACCTGATGTCGTAAAAGGAATATACAGATTTGAATTAATATTAGACACTGTTCCAGTAACATTTGCTTCTATAGTTTTACTTGTTCCGTTAGACGTTGTGAAATCAATAGATGTTGCTGTAATAACTCCCGGCACAGCAAAAACTGAACCGTTATTGTGTTTAGAATATAATCTTTGATCTGCTGTATTAATAGCAAGTTCCCCGACCGACAAATCATTGGCGGTCGGGACTGTACTTGCTGTTGTACTCCTTTTTAATATAATATCAGGCATTTATTAGAATGTTCCACCATCAATCTGATTAGTCCAAGCAGGAGTTCCACTGTTACTATACAAAATGTATCCATTGGCCCCAGCTGCAGTTGCCTGAAGGGCACTTGTGCCGTTGCCGTATATGATACCGTTTGAAGTAAATGTGGTTGCACCTGTACCACCGTTACCGATTGGTAGAGTACCTGTCACTTTAGCAGTAAGATCAATACTACCTGCCAACATTGCATTTGTAATACCCGAAGCTTTTACTCGTAGAGCATCTGAAGAAATCTCGATTGAAGAATCATCAACAGCAACATCAAGAGTATTACCAGTTTTGGTTAGAGCATCACCTGCACTAATCTGCCCTGCGCCAGAGAACTGAGCAACAGTTAGTGACGTTGTGCCAATTGTTGGCGTACCGTTATGAGTAAATACATATCCGTTATCGGCGTTATTTGTACCTGCCTCAACGAATACGAAAGAACCTCCACTAAGTTCTGCACCTGTGTCTGCATCACCTGTACGAGTAAGAACAAATGCTGCGCCGGCATTACCAACTGTTGTAACTTCGTAAATACCATTTTGTAGAGCTGAACTCTGATCTTTAACAAGAATTCGATCACCAACAGAAGGTGTTGCACTATCAACAGTAATAGCGCCGTTAGAAGAACCTGTAAGTGTTGCACCAACACCAGATGATCCGTTAGAGTATGTTGCTGTAAGACTTGCTGTTGTGGCATATAGACAGGAATCTTTAACATCAAGTCCAGTCTTAACTGCATCAACATAAGCCTTTGTAGCAGCATCTTGTGCCTGAGTTGGATCAGAAACACTTGTGATACGAGAAGAACTCACATCAACTGTGCCCGTACCATTTGGATCAAATACGATATTACCATTTGAGTTTGTCGAACTAATTGTATTACTATCAATAGTAATATTATCAACGTCAAGTGAAGTAATACCATTTAGATCGGTCTGTGTTCCACCAAGTGAAATAGTGTCAGAACCAATTGTAAATGAACTGTTCGCAAGATATGCATTAGCAATTGCTGTACCTTGCCATGTACCAGAGGTAATTGTACCAACTGTTACAAGTGAACTATCACCAGGATATGCAGTTGCATCACTTAGGTTAAATGCTGGAGTTGTATCGGACGCACCAAGTGCTACTGTTACACCACCAAATGAAACTGATGAGTTAGCAAGTTGTGTATTTGATACACCGCCTGATGCAATACTGACTGCACCAGAAGTTACAGAGAAGTCAGAACTTGAGAACGATGCAATACCTTTATTTGCTGTAGTTGCGTCTTCGCCGGAGATTGTTAGTGTGCCAGCTGGATCGTCATATGCAATATCAATACCTTCTCCTGCTGTTGCAAGAGCAGCAACACGATCATCAACAAGTTCTTCTGAGAAATAAAGATTTGTAGAACCTTGACCGATATCGTCTGTTGTAAGAACCAAAGTTCCACCAAGAGAAACTTGGTTACTGTTGATTGTTACACTTGAGTTAGTAAGAGATGAGTTAGCAATATTTGAAAGTGTATTGTTTGAAGCATCAATTGTCTTATTTGTAAGTGTCTGTGTTGATGAGAGACCTGCAAATGTATCTGTAGTATCAGGAATTGTCCATGTACGATCAGCAGTTGGATCTACAACAGTAAGAGTAGTTTCAAAGGCATCATCTGTTGCACCTTCAAAAACAATACTACCACTAAATACACCTGTTGTTGTGATTTCGGACAAGTTACCCGTTGTAATTACTGTACCAGAAACGTCTGGTAATGTAATTGTACGATCAGCTGTTGGATCTGTTACTAAAAGAGTAGTTTCAAAGGCATCAGCTGTTGCACCTTCAAATACGATTGAAGAATCGGATAAGTTTAGACCAGAAACTGTAGGACTTGTAAGAGTCTTGTTCGTAAGTGTTTCTGTTCCGGCAAGTGTTGCAAATGAACCGTCAGACAAAGCACTATTAAACTGTGCAGTTGTACCAGAGATGGTATTACTGCCAAGAGAAATAGTTTTGTTTGTAAGTGTCTGCGAGCCTGTAAGTGTAGCAACGGTGCTATCAATAGCAAAAGCAACATTATTGTTACTTACAGTTGTGTCAATACCAGTTCCACCTTCAAAAGTTAAAGTTTCACCAGTTGTAAATGTATCAGTATTTGGTGTACCTTGGTTGTCACTTAATGTGAAAGAACCAGATGGTACAGCTGCCCAAGAAAGTTGACCCGAACCGTTTGTTTTTAGAAACTGATTTGCACTACCGTCAGCCTGTGGCCAGTTCTGACCATCAAGAACGATATCGCCGGTACCGTTAGGAGTAATTGTGATATCGCCATTGGTATTTGTTGAAGTAATTGTATTACCGTCGAGTTTAAGATTGTCTACGTTCCATTCGTCAACCTTTTTACTACTATCTACAATAACACCAGAAGAAGCAGTAATAGTACCATGTGCGTGGTCCATAAGATCAACAAAATATTTACCGCCGATAACATCAATATTAGCAGCTTCGCCGTTTGTTTCAGTACCTGTACCAATAAACAAACGATCTCCGTTGTTTGATTGGGTTCCTGTACCGTATGTTAAAGCAAGTTCGCCTTGAGCTAACGCTGATGGTGCACTCGTAGCTGAACTTCTTTTAATTTTAATAATTGTTGACATTTTTTATTTCCTACTAAAATACACCACCATTCATAATAATAGTACCTGTGTCAGTGTCGATGGTTGTCGTTGTTTTAAATGAATCTGAAGGAGCATCATATATAAGTAAAGCACCATCCTCCAAAACTGTTGCATTAACATCAGTCAATGATCTAAGAGTTGTCGCAGATCCTCCACCTCCAACTGTTCTAGCCAAAACTCTTATGTTTTGACCATCAGCTACTACAGCAGATGTTCCTGAGGTTGAGTTAAGTTTAGCAGAAATGTTAGACATTCTTAGCTCCTAGTGACTGATGGTGATACTGTTGCAATTCCTTCTACTACTCTTGTTTTATTTCCACCCGCAGTAGAAATAAGTAGATCCCAAACATATCGTCCCCATTCCATGGCACTTGTTTGAGAATCTGTTAAAGAAAGAGTTATCTGTCCAGATGTTCGATCATCAGCAAATGTGCAAGTCATATCAACAGCCGTAGTGGAATCGAATGACTTTCTAATCTGAGCAGTGGCTGTATAGCCTACAAGATTAACTGCACTACTGCCATCACTTACCGTCACAGTTGTAGAATAATCTGCACCTTGATTAATGACAATGTTGCTGATAGTAGACATGAAAACTCCAAAATAGTATATGTAATACTATTTATAATAATTAGGAGTTGGAATAAAGAAAGTTATTGAATAACTTTAACGAGCGTTACTATATTTGAATGGGTTTTCGGCAAAGGCCATGTAGATGTATGTTGCAGCATTAGTATTCATCGCAGTGCTTGTTGTCCTGATCTTAAAACCGTTGGAAACAAAATCACCTCTATCAGCGGTGTCCTCAACGTTAGAAAGGTCTGAAAAAAGGTATTTATTTACTATGTTATAAGGCGATCTTTCTCCATCCATAATTATCCAGTTGCCAGTAGAGTCAGTCCTTTTTACCAAAACAAAAGCAGGTCGGAATCCTGTATAAACAAAAGCCCCATCAGCACTTCCGTTACCTGTGTACGATCCAATCTTACTGTAGCCTTCTACGGAGTGGAAACAGTAGCCAATATAAGCATTTCCATTCCCATTAGTATCACCATAAAAACCTAAACTAAATACACTAGATGTAGGGTCAGCATAAAAGAAATTACTATCAGTACCAGCAGCACTAGAATTATTTAATGCTAAATATTTTGTATAACCTAAATAATTTGCATAAGTTAGCCAACTATTACCTGAAACATCTCTCTTTTTAAGAATATATATTTCAGGTGCTTTACTTAATCCGTGTCCTACAGTAGCACCTGCTGTGCCGTTACCCGTATAACTAACTATAGAAAATCCTGCTGTAGTGTTAGCACTTACTGTTGAAGTAATTGTGCCGTCAGTGTTAGATGAGCCAGAGGTGTTGTCTGCTTTCCAGTTCCATGCGACGTAGGTTTCTGTGTTTGTATTAAAAGCCGCCGCATTCCCGATACTAAAACCATCTGAGTCAAAAGAAGTCAATCCAGTTGATTCTGTGTATTCAGCA